ATCATCGTCGATTTGGTCGATCGAGTCAATGGCTACGGAAGGGATTCTGAGCGTCCTGGCCGTCTGTGCGGCTGCAAGTGCCTGCAAATGCGGTAGTTACGGCGAAGATATATATTTGGCTCGGGAGATTGACGAACTAAGTTATCCACATGGTTATCGGATCGGTTGTGGCTGGCGGTTTGGCGGCCATATCGTCAACAGGAGAGCGCCGGGTTTACAGTCTATGGTGCGCGCCCGGCTCGACAATGTGCAAGTGAGTGGTGGTCGGGAGAATGACGAATCGTTCGTCGGAGTTAGTGATGTAGATAGACTGGTGGTGGGATGACAAAGTGAAAGTGGACAAAGGGGGGCGACCCTTGACGATATGTTCGTCAATGGATCGCCCCTCAGGTTTACTGTCAATGCCGGGCCGGCAGCGTTACACTAGGGTGCGCGCAGGCGAGCGGGCGTGTGCGCCCCAGCGTGCGCCCGTGGTGCGCTCGAGCAGGGGGGCAAGGGGGGAGGAGCGCAGCTGGTGGAGCTCCATACCCTCACTCTAATTTCCGACCCCCAGTCGATTTCTCAGGTCCCCAGACCGGGAAGTCCGCAGGAGAGCCCCATAGGATACCTATGGTACCTATAGATACTATAGATGAAGGAGAACTACGTTCTCCTTCATCATGGGTCGGGTAATACCCCCTACCGCCTACGACCACCTGACAGTCGGGATATACCCCATCTCTTTGTCGTAGTCGTCTTGGCCTGCCACTCCCTGCTGGCCTCCTTCGAGAACATCCCACCTGAGATGGGTAGGACGAACCGGGAGGGGTTGGGATTGTTCCATTCCTTCACGAACTCCTTGGCGACCTTCTCCATCTGGAGCTTCTCGAGGGTGTCGACACGGCTCCCTGAATCCAGAGCCATCATGTCCTTGTACCACCCGACGGCTCCAGCCATGGCCTCGACCTGATCGTCGTGCCTCAGCGAGTCCTTGTCGCGGGTGATTCGGGACAGCTGGTTGCCTAGGGTGGCATTCCGTGCCACCTTCGACGACACGCAGATCCTGTGCTGGGACATGGGAGGCTCCAGCGTATCGATGATCCGCAGTTCCTTCTGTCCCTTGTTCTTCTTCTCCTCCACAGCCACAGACCCAGCCAGTCGGGCCAGATGGGGCTGCAGCAGCTTCCCGTACATTCCGTCACCCCAGTTACTCTCCACAACGACCGTCTTCACCCCATACTGGGCAGCGATCGTCGCAAGCTTGACCAAGGTGTCGTCCGAGTGACCACCCTCCAGACCGTCGCACTCCGGGATATGGATGATGCCGTTCAGGAGGCGGGCAACGCAGTAACCCGTCTGATCCTCGCCTCGGCCGGCAGGATCGATGTACATGATCGAGTTCTCGTACTCAGCCCACCTCTGGTCCATGTAGACGGCGTTGTACCACCTGTCCCCAGCCAGACCGGCACACTCGATGTTCGCAGGTGAGGTCGTACCCCACACCACGTTCATGGGCGCCATGTTGGTGGCCATGTCCCAGACGATCAGGTTAGACAACCTGAGCGGATACCGGTCGGCATCGCTGAGGGTCGTATCCAGCAACATCTGCAGGGCGAACATCGACGGGCCCATGATGGCCTCTCGTTCGATCAGCAGTTCGTCTGGATAGTACGTCGGGTAGGTAGGCTCCCCGGGCTTGGCGGTCTCAGCCTCCAGATGGTCCAGCAGCATGGGTGCCAGGCGGATCATCTGACGGTCGTCCGCAGGGTTGGGATACCGTGCAGGCCACCGGCGGCACTCGTAGTGCTCTGCAAGGCGGTTGTACACCGAGTCCTCGGTCTGAGGGGTACCCAGATAGATGATGTCTCCACCCGGGTTGAGGACGTTCTCGAACTCCCGCAGGCGGTGCATCAGGGTATCCCGTGCCTCCACGGTCCTCGAGTTATCCACAATCTCGACGTCGTCGTTGATGATCACGTCCACGTGGGTACCGGTGATCATGCTCTTGATGCCGTAGGCCGCCACCGAGGGGTTCTTGCTGGGGGTGGTCCTACAGCCGACGTCGAACCGGTCTGCACCATCCCGATCCCACTCCCCGGGTCGCAGGTGCTCCAGTTCCTCCATGCTGTCCAGCAGACGCCGGACCAGCAGGATGAACTCTCGGGCACGGGTCTGGACAGCCGATACGCACAGGATGGTGGTGTCGGGGTTGCAGTACAACCGCCAAGCCGTGTAGGTAGCCGTCAGGTACGACTTACCGGCACCACGCATGGCCTGAATCATCCGTCGCTTCGGACCATTCTGGAGGAAGTCGCAGATGTCGTACTGAACCGCCGCAGGCTCCGGGAGTCCCAGGACCTGCCATGCCCTGAACGCGAAGTTGCGGAAGTCCGCCTTCAGCATCAGGGTGTATTCGTTATCTACCATAGGGTGTCCGCCTTACCGGGAATTTCGCATTACAGACGTCGGGGGGCTTACCCCTCCGGAGATACCCCTGAAGTCACAGAACGCCTCAGCGAGGCTTCTAGGGGCCTTAGAAACGATCTGGGGGTCTTTCGACCCCCCGATCGGTTACCAGTTGTTATGGACAAGTCGAGTACCCATGTACCCGGGACGCCACATCTTAACAATCGGTCGATTAACGCGGTAGAGAGCATTAAGCGTCGGTGCGGCTACAGGAGCGTCGAGCATGTCGACATCGTACTCTCTTACAGTGCACGTAGCATCGACCTTCTCATCTGGATCCTGATTAAATCCAGTGGTGACAGTATGCACAAGCACTGAATTAATAAAGAACTCAGCACGCTTGCTCCTGCCATGGAGGACGATTTTCAATGCAGCTGCGGTTCCAACCGCTTGGGATGTCCGAAACACGTTTTGTTCCGGAGGCACTCCACCCGGCCTCTGCCTTGAAACTACACAATTCCAATTTGCATCGCCAGGGAATGAAGCAAAACACACACCATTTTCGTTGGCTGAGGTTGTACCACTAGAATCTACAAAGTACGGAGCTGAGTTATGACCGCGGAGCCAACCAAAGTATGCAGCTGTTCCGGGGTTTCTTTGCGTAAGACGCGCTGTGGTACACTGCATTATACCACCGTAGTATTGATGATTCCTAATAGAACTGCTAGGAGCTCTATGATTTGCGCAATCTCGCAACTGAGATCTAGCCCCGTACTCTGGGCCGGTTTCAAGGAGCACCTGAGCACCGTATGTAACACCACCTCCCGGTGAGGCATCGGCTGTAGGGGATCCAAAGGCCCACGAAGACCACGTTTCAGCAAACGAACCGCGATTACTGGAACCACCGGTAATACCAAATGGTGCCGTGCTGCACTCGATGTGCGGTTTGTTTACGGCCGGGACGCTTTTATTTGGGTTATTGGCCTTAATCCAAGTCAAAGCAGCAATTGATGTGGACATTCATGCCCCCACCCAAACTGCCGTGTTGATAGTCGTCACAGCCGAATTTGTAACAACCACACGATACTCAAGGCATCGTGGAATCACCTGAATGGCTCCATTAGCCATCAGGGTGATTTCAGACCAAGTCGTAAGAGTGGGGTGATCAGTAAGCCTACCCTGAAGTGCAATGTCTCCGGGGGCAATGCTATCACTGGAAAACTGAACCACAGCCGTTTGCCCGTCCACGATGGGAATGCGCGCTGAGACCGCACTTCCGGTGGTGGTGGAGGAACCAGCCGTGGATCCTTCGAAAATCTTCTGAAGCTTCATTTATGAGACCTTCTTGAAAGGGAGCACCTGCCGCATCTGCTCCAGTTTGCCGTTCGGAATATCCATGGCCTGCACCCCGTTGTCCTTGAGGAAACGGAGACCAGCCTGAGCCCAACCGGGGGACACCCGGTCAGGATCCTTCATGGCGTCGATGATGGCATCCGCGGTCAGGTGCCAGATTTCATTGGATTTGTCATCCTTGCTGTTGTTCATCGCTGATCCCCTTTCGTGCAAGACCCAAGGTCAGTGCCTGCAAGGAGTTACGGATGTCATGGACATGCCGCTCCAGACGGACAATGCGATCCTCGTAGGCCTTGTTGCGGAGGTCCAACTGCACTTCGATCTTCTTGACGTCGGATTTGATGGACATAAGCATGGTCACCAGCCAAGCAACGGCACCGATGGTAGGGATCCCGATCATGGCCGTGAGCTTGATCAGGTCCTCAATAGTCGTGTTCATGCCTGGGTATCCTCCCACGCAGTGATGCGGAGACGACCAGTACCGGGCCAGTTAAGGCTGCTTATGCTTGCAATACCAGATCCATCGGGATCAGTTTCAGTTCCTGACTTGGGCTGACCAATTACAAGAACAGTTCCACTGGTAGTCCTATCCACATCCATCTTCAGGAAACCACCGTTACCGGGGCCTCTTGCAGTTCGATTGGTAACGTCGGCTGTCTTGGTTCCAGAGAAAGAACGCATGTTGGCCCACAGAGTTGAGTACACAGCGACACCGTTGTCGCTGCCATCAGTGAGAAGCTCAATCATCACGGGACCAACAACAAACGAGAATGCGCTCGTAGTCTTATCCGCAGAACCGCCGCTGAGGGTAATGAACTTGGTTTCAACATTACCGCCGCTGGAGTAACCGGAGATCTGACTGGTTTGAATCTGTTCAGTAGCCATTAGCTAGACCCCCTGGCAAGGAACACCAGCGCAGTGCGCGAGGTATCGAGATTGATGTCGTTGGACGTACCGCTCTGTGCCGTGCGGGCGACGGTAAACGCAACGGTTGAACCTGAACCGACGGCAGTACGGGTATAGGTCACGTCAAAATACGCACCAACCGAGGCGTCGACATCCGGAACAAACACACGGATCGGATTGGACGGAGAGTTGGTGGTCACGGAACCGGTGATGACACCGGTGGCCGAGAAGTAGTGAGACGACGTGTTCTGCAGGATCGGAATCTGAATCGTGAACTGACCGGCGAGGAATCCGCAGGTAGCGCTGAAATTCACCGAGGTGGTCGAACCACTGAGGGCCGATCCGGTGTTCATGCAGGTCAGACTGCGGATGTCATCCACATAGGTCTTGGTCGCGGCATCCGTACCACTCGTCGGAGTGGCAAGGTTGGTGATGCGCTGACTGTTCAGGGACACCGAGGCAGTCGGAGCAGTGAGCTGATCCAGACGGTTGGTGCGGACCTGAGTGTCGAAGTCAGTGATCAGGGAGGCGGTAGGTGTCGTCCATGCCGTGTTACCGGCGACGGTGGCGATGATCTGACCGTTGGTTCCCTCAGCGATCTTGGCGACCGTGACGGCGTTGTCCTGCAGCGCCGTGGTGGTCACGGTGTTGGTCGTCAGGACGGCCGACACAGCCCCCTCCGGGTAGGCAACAAGGATCTTGTCCGAGGCCGTGGGAGCGGGGGTGATCGTGATGTTGGAGCTGACGATCGTGTAGTGGGTGCCGGGGCGCTGACGGAGACCGTTGATGTACACCTCGACATCGGACGGATCCGTGATGGCCGAGATGGCGGAGGGGAGGGCAAACGCAGTGGTCGACCCGTCTCCCGTGTACACAACAGTACCAATGCCACTGAGCGAAGCCGGAAGGGCTCCCGTGACGGCGGCCTGCAGCTGGTTGACGGTGACGGCATCGGTGCCGTTGACGCCGGAGGCAAGGTTGCCGATCCGGCGTCCACGACCTGCCCATGCTCCGTCGGTACCAATCGTCATGGCATCGGTCTGAAGATCGATGGCTTCCTGCACAAGGAAGAACAACTGGTTGCTGTCAAGGTCCAGCAGTTCGGAGGTGATGTTGGTGGAATCGACATAGTCGACGTACCGGGTGTCTCCCTTGGTCTCGCGAACGATTCGCAGGAGGTCGGTATCGAAGACATTGGCCACGGTGTCGACCTCATCGTTAATGGTGTCGATCGTGTAGTCTGTCGTGAGGGTGAGAAGGGTACCATTCTTGTACACCTTCAACTGAGTGGAGATGGACTCCGTGTCGGCGTCCAGCAGCGCCACCGACCCGTATGAAAACGGGCCGGTGGTGCCGCCGACAGTACCGACATACTCTACGTAAGAGAATGCCATACCTTAGTTCTCCAGCAGTACTCCTCCAATGCGGGAGTACCATGTGTTAAAGAGAGGAGTGTGAGATTTCATGAAACTAAAGTCACGCTCGCCGGTCTTCTCATCGGAGAACACCATGCGGGAGAACTGAGATCCAGATTGAAGGATCGGTCCGAAGATGTTGTTGCCACGGATGGTCTGTCCACCGCCACCGGTCAGCGAGTCCACAAGGGACAACGCAGGGGTGTGGTGGGCTCCCAGCCACGGGGTCTTGACGGCACGCTTGAGGAAGAAACCAGTGGGATCATCGTTCCACTCTTCCTCGAGCTTGTCGGGATCCGACTTGCCGGTAGCCATTTCTCGGATGGCCTGATAGATGTTCTCACCAACCATCAGCGCGGCGTAGGTAGTCGCAATGGTCGAGAGTCGACCGTTGGCTGCAGTGCGGAACGCCACGTTGGTGGCAAAGGCACGGCTGTACGAGGTGAGGTTGTAGAACATCTTATCGATGGCCGATCCAGCCTCCACGGAGGAAGCAAGGCTAGCCGTAGGCACGTGGAAGTTGTGGGCAGCGGTGAGGAAGTCCAGCGTTGCACCCATGGTGCGATCGTCGACGCGCTCACGCAGGGTCCACAAGCTGAACACCGCATCCTGACCAGTAAGTCCATTCCTGAGATTACGGACAACGTCCGGAGTCAGTAGACCAGCGTGGTTCATCTGGATGGCGACGTCATAGGGAAGACCAGCCTCTGCGGCCAGCGCCCTGAATCGATCGCGTGCTGCCTGAGTGTTCTCTGCAACGGCCCCAACGCGCTCGAGGGCTGTAGCAAGCCGTTCCATGCTGTCAAGGCTTCGAGTGATGAAACGCTTGGCCTGACGGTCAGCCACAACTCGGGCAATGCCTGAGAAGTACTGCATAACACCGGAACGCATGCCTGTTTCACCAAACGCCTCTGCAAATGCAATGACAGATCCGGTGACTCGACCATAGGTCTCAGTACCTTCGGTAACAGCCTCACGACCAGTAGCCACATGCCAGAACCGTTCCCAAGGAGCAATGAAGCGCTCGGACACCGAAGTGCCTACGCCCGATCCAAAGGAAGAGTGAGCCTGTGAAATGTACTGATCTACACCGTGTGAGATGTCCTCGAACTGATCGAGGGCGCCTGCATGACGAATTGCGTGAAGCGCATCGAACAGACCACCAAGACCTCCGCCATACATTCGAGATGCCATAATGGCTCGGGGAAGCTCGACGGCAACTCCGGCCATGCCCCAGAACGAACCAGCAGATCCACGGACGATACCGGTGGAAATACGCAAAGAGGCATCCAGTGCCTGCTTGGTGTTGTACTGAGCACGACCGGTGGCAAACTGCCACTTCTTCTCAAGAGCATCGATGGCGGATTCCATCTCCTTGCGAACCACGATATCCTCGATACCGACAGCCGTCTGCTTCAGGGCGCCCAGCACCTCGTCAAAGGTACAGGGAGTGCCGATGGCTTCGGAGAGCTGGGCATCGAACATGATCTGCGGAGCACGGATCTCCATGTAGAGCTTGTGCTCCATCATGGGAGAGTTGATGTACCACTGACGGATCCGAGGATCGTTGGCAACCGCATCCTCGAGGGTGCGTGCCGCGGTCGATCGGGATCCCTGAGCGGCACGGCGGAATCCGATTCCATCCTGAGTCAGGCTGTTGGTAAGACGGCTGACAGTCTCAGCGGCCATTTCATTGGCGTGCTGAACCAGACGGGCATCGAACGCTGCCTGATCCGCTGCGCTGAGTGCGCTGTAGGCTGTTCCACGTGGAACACCAAAAGCATCAGCCAGCTCATCGGGAAGGGGTTCACCGGAGGTACGGAGACGATCCGCAAAGGTATCGCGGAAACTATCCTGAGCCGCTCGCTGGTTGGCAAGGATAGCCCTTGCATTTCCCTCGCGCGGACGGTAGTTGGGACGACGGATGCCGGGGTGTGTGATGTCAAGACGATCAGCAACTCGATTGTAGGCATCGCGAAGGAAGTTGTAGACTTCCAGCTCTCCTGCATTGAGGCCGTCGGTGACACCGTTGTCAAGGGCATCCTGAACAAGCTGATCGGAGTTCTCGGTCCAATGCCCAGCGCGGCGAACGCGCTGCTCAATGGATGCAAGACGGGCTACCGACAGCTTGCCCTGATCGCGGAAGTTCTGCAGAGACCTGAGACTTCCGTTGTTGAAACCAAGCGCCTTGACCAGAGCTTCGGGCTTATCAAGCAGGTTGAAAGCCGTCACGACAAGGTCAAACTGACGCGAGATGTTGTGAATCTGACCGAACTTGGTTCCTGCAGTCTGGAGACGGAACAGGGCACGACCTAGACCACGAAGAGCAGGGACCTGTCCCATGCGATTCATGATGTCGTTCATGATGAGCAGACGCTCACCGGACTTTGCCTGAGTGCCAAGATACGAAAGGATCTTGGTACGGACATCCGCTTCCTTCTCTGCCTTGGTCTTGGGAGCCTCGGTCTTGCCTGCCTTGGCAGGAGCCGACGTGGGCTTGATTCCCGAAGACTTGGGGTCAGTGACGGCCGCATTCTCGTATCGGGTCTCTCGACCAGCAGACGGAGCGCGGGCGGCAATTACCTCAGGGTCGGTTTCCACGGCGTTCTCAAGAAGCTGAGCGTCGCGCATGTCAGCGACTTCCTTCTTGGAACCTTCGGTCGGAACTCGACGTCCCTTTCCGGACGACATCTCAGGACGGGTCGGAAGACCCGCCGCTGCTTCGTCCAGACCAGCCGCAATAACCGGATCGGCACGCTTGGCGCCGAGCACGGAGAACTTGACATTACGGCCATCCATGGTGACGCTGAGGATGTCCTCAGTGGGTTCACCGGCAAGTACGGCACGCTCACGACGAACGTAGAAGTCCTCGAGAGCAGTCCATCGGGGAAGGTCGGTAGCGTCTCCGTACATGTTGTACAGGCGACGGTTCAGCTCCTCCGCAAACTCAACGTCACCCGCTTCCATGGCAACGGCGATACGAGCCCGCATGCGCGAGATCTCGGTAACGTCCTTGACATTGGGGTTGTGCGAGGAAAGCTCATGGGAGCGACGGATCATCGCGGGTCGCCCCTCGATGCCGTCGAGCTCGGCCTTCACCTTGTTGGCACGCTTCTCAAGGGACGAGATCTCCTCGTCGTACTGCTTCATGCGGGGATCCGCATCAGTAGCACCATCGGCCCTGAGCTTGTCTCGAGCTGCCCGCGTGGGTTCCAGCTCGTCATTGATCATCTTAAGCTCGGACTGACGGGCAGTATAGGTAGTACCGCCGTTTGCTTCCGAGGCCGTACGACGAAGCTTGTTCCTAAGCGTGCGTCCACCCTTGGTGTACGCAAAGCCAGGTCCCTTATCCTTCAGCTTCTTATCATACGCCGCGGCTTCCTTGGTCCACGCTGCCTTAGAGGCGGTGGCCCGCTCAGCCCTGAGGATATCAGGAGTGACGGTTGAAGCCGGGGTGAGATCCCTGTTGAGATCCTGAACCTGACCAGTCAACTGGGCATCAAGACGATCAGCAAGCTTGGAGAGACGCTTGGCAGCGCGCTCCTTGGTTGCAATCAGCTTCTCGACCTGAGCAAGGGTGCGCTCGCTCTTGAGAGCACCGGAATCACGGAAGCGCTTGGCTTCATCCGCGCTAGCCTGAAGACGAGCCACACCCTCGCGGGCTGCGGCGATCTTCTGGTCAAGCGACAGATCCTTGGCACCTTCCTGAATCCTAGCAACCTCAGGATCGATCTTGGCCATCTCCTCTCGGAGGATGGCTTCCTGCTGTTCCACGGTAGCCCGTGCCATGACGGGTCGTTCCCGCATCACAGGACGCATTGGATTGGAACCCGAGTCAAGGGCACGGTCAGCCGCGCCTTCACCGAGGAACCGATCCACGAACTGAACCTTCCAGCGATTCGCGGCCTTGGTCTGATGGACCGAGGCACGACGAACTGCATCGTGTCCAGCGGAAGACAGTTCGACCTTCCACAGCGGGAAGGTACCGACCTCCTCCATCGTGCGATTGAGGGCATCCTTACCGCCTTGGGCAAGGATCTCTCGTCGGGTACGCTTGACCTCGTCAAGGGTACCAGCCACCGCTGCCTCCGCGTTCTGGAACCGCTCGAGGGCTCCACGGAGGTTGGTCATCGCATTGTCGATGTTGGATTCAAACCACGGCGGTTCATCCGTGGCCCGCTGAGCCTCGAGAACAACCGAGGCGTTGTCGGCATCGGGATCCATTGCGGACTCGAGACGACGACGGGAATCCACGGTCTGCCTGCGGTGAGCCGTAAGGGAATCACGCAGGTCCTTCAGTGCAATCTGAAGTTCCTTGAAGTGATCCAGCTTTTCAAACGCTTCGTCGTTAAGGCGAACGAAGGTATCATTCAATTCATTGATGGCACCATCCACGCGTGCCAGCGCGTTTCCAAACCTCTCTTGAACCTCCGTGTGCATCTCGTTGAGGATATCAACGGCGCCACGGAATCGTCCCTGAGTGATGTTGTCGTTAAGACGATTAACGGCCTGAGTCGTCTCGTCGACGGCTGAGGCGGAGTTGATCTTCCTGACGCGATCCAGCGCGGTCGTGATTGCACGATCCTCGAGGATGCTGACACGCTTGGCTGAGTTGATGGCATTGGCGGCACGGATCACTCGATCCTTGTCACCACGGGCCATCCACTGAGCGACCAACCGAGGATCACCAGAGGCTTCCTCGAGGTAATCCACGATGAAGCGATAGTTGGCGAACTCCTCACCCATGTGGGCTCGGAGGAAGTCCACTGCCTTCTTGCGGAAGAAGTGCTTCTCGTCGCCACCGTTGAGGACATAATCCTCCACCTCTCCCTGCCACGATTCGATCTGCGCCTGAGTCCGCTGAGCGGCCTCGAGACGATCGGCAACGTGACGGTTGAGCTCGGAGGCATCGGGCTTGTTCTTCTCGATCCAATCGGACAGTTCGTCCATGGAATCGACACCACCCCATAGGGCATTCTCTCGGGCTTCGTCGTCCATCAGGACACGACGAAGCTCGGAGTCAGGACCAACGATGGTATCGAGGCTGCGCTCGAGGCGGCTCTTGGAGGCACGGAAGCGACTCTGCTCGACATAGTCAAGCGTTGTGCCAAGCGTACCTTCGCTGCTGTTTGCAGCCATGTTCTCAAGGGTGGATCCAGCGGTACCAGCCGCTTCGTCCGACTTCTTGAGCATTCGACCGAGAACATCGCCACCAGCGGAGAAACCCATTCCAAGGAGAGCACCGAACGCGACGTTGTCGGTCCAGTTGTCATCTGCCTCATAGGTCTTGCCGAGGACGCGATAGCCATCGTCGTTGAGCTGCTTGTACTCGGAGTAGGCCGAGGATGCTCCGTCAATACCATCCCACAGGTAGGTAGCGGCCTTCCACGTGCGGCTGTACTGGTTGGACAGGGCAGCGACGCGGGCACCGATGGACAGGGTGGTGGCAGGAGCTCCACCAACGGCAGCGGCAGCACCGACACCAGCCGCAGCACCACCGGCAAGACCGGCGGTAGCCACGACCGAGACGGTGGTCATGGGATCTACGAACACGTAGTTGACGAGAGCCGAGGTGACCTTGGTGGTTCCGTAGCCAAGGAGATACGACTCCTTGTCGTACTTCTCGATGGCTAGGTGGGCCTTGGTGATTCTCTCGATCTCACGGAGTCGCTGATCCATGTGCTGGGCCGACACGGAGTTGTTGATGATGTCATCGACAAGCGCCTGTCCACCGCGATACATGGCAGCGGCACGCTGCTCCTCCGGGAATGTATTCCACAGAGTCTTGGCGTGATCCGGAGTAAAATACTTGTCAGGCTTTGATGCAATGTCGGGATCCCACCCATTGAGGGTATCGATCATCCAACGCTGCGGGGTACGCATCGTACCGAAGGCCCAGTAACCGGCACCACCATCGGTAGCGCCGTAATACGCACGGTCTACCTGAGTGGAGACGATTTCTGGAAGCCATGAAAGCCCCACTCCTCCGCTAAGAAGAGTGGGGGTAACGTTGACTCCAGAGTCTTTCTTGAACGTAAACGGGGTGTTGTAGTTGAAAGTACTCATGGAATAAATGTCTCTATCTGTTATCGACCAATCGATGGCATCGACAAGAACGGGTTATCTTTGAGAGGCGGCGGCTTAGGAGCCGGATTCTTGTCAAGCCAAGTTTGAAAGTCAGCTGCGTTGACGCTGACCTCGGAGCTATCGAACCTGATCCAACGACCATCGACAAAAGCCTTCAAGGCCACCTTGCCGCTCTTTAGGTCATGGTCATACGGAGTGATCAGGACCTCACCGATGCTGTTCGTTGAAAACTTACCCTTTGCCGTGGTTCCCGGGAGATCCTTAACCTCACGCGCCTCCAGAGCCGACACCATTGCAGGCTTGAAACTGTCAAGATATCGCTTCCAGTCGTCTGTTTCCAGCACAGCCGGATTTGGAAGTGGAAGGGTATTAGATGCACCTGGAACATTAAGTATCAACTTAAGTTGGTTTGATCCATCCGTCTGCTTGATGGGAAACACACGGTATCCCTGACTCTGCATCATGTCAACCATAAATCCACCGCGATCAGCCGCCTCTGGAACAGAAGCAGCCATGCTGGCAAACTCAATAATGGTTTTCTGATCCGAGGGACTCATGGTTGAGAATGCCTTACTGAGATCAATCCCAGTAAAATCAAACCAACCACCATCAATAGCAGCACCCTGAGCCAAGGACCAGATGATGCCCTGGCGGGTTTCATTCAGCGCCTTTTCCTCCGGAGATCCGCTTGGAGGTTTTGAAGCAGCGTCAAGGTTCCTTGCAAACTCGGCAACCAGACCAATGGTGGTGTCACCCGTGACCTCGTTTTGAGACCTCAGGTATCCAAGGTAGGTGCCGACTGCAAACGACCTAGCGTACTTGTCGTCGCTCATGATCCTATTCCGGGTGGTAGGATCAAAGCTCCTGTTGCTTACACGCCAGAATGCCTCTGTAATGGCGAAATTGGCTGGATTGTCGACACCATCAATGACCGCTTTCTTCAGATCGGCTGGTACAGCCACATCCGAGAAACCGGTTAGATCCTCGATCAGCATTCGTTCAAGTTCATCGGCGTGCAGTTTTGAGTGCGAACCATCAGCCAAGGCCATTGCGGTTTTGGTGTACTTCCAGCCCTCTTCAACCTTCATCAACCGACGCGAGGTTGGATTAGACCGCCTGAATGCCGTGTCTTCACGACGCTGGGCCGTGTCGCTTGCCTTTTCATCGGCATTCCACTGAGACTCTAGGGCAATCACGGTAGGACCAAAGAAGGCCCTCACCTGTTCGTCACCTCGAATGGCATCAAGGTTGGTGCCATAGTGCTTGAGTAGAACCGAGTCTAGGAACTCTTCCTTTGTGTTGAAGTTCTTAACCCAACCCACCCCATGCACGCTTCCACCGGAAGCATTCGGCTGGATAAGGGAATTGTGCTCGAGTTCGACGTTGGCTTCGATCTTCTTGAGGCTGTCCTTGATCACGCGGGCAGCGGCGCGGTCAACAAACGGATTGAACTTGCCGACGAACAGGTCACGGGCAGCGGCAATTCTTCCGATGTCGCTGTCTATGCTACCCAAGGTCGAAGCGGTGATCTCATCAAATGCACGGCGCTTAGCCGTGTCTGACATGTCCTCGCTGTTCTCGATGTCCCTGACGACACCTTCATAGTCGGTCTTGGCCCGCTGCTTGTAGGAATCGATTCTTAGATCGTTGGCCTTGTTGATGTTCCGCTGATTGCGGTTTGCAATCATTTGCTCGACCAGTGGTCGAGAAGCCGCCTCAATGGCTTCGGATACGGCCTTTTCCTCAATCTCTCCGTTAGGAACAACTTCCAGTTCCTCGTACACCTTGTCACGAACAGAATCAAACACGGCCTGCATCAGCGAGTCCTCGCCAACGTCGTCTAGACCTTTGGCGAAATCCCCAAGATTGGCCCTGTATCCTGCCACGACCTGCTGGGCTGCATTACCCCAGAAATCCTTAGCCGCGTTAGCCGTGGCCAATTCGGCCTTGTGAGCTTCGGATTCGGCGTTCTTGTCGAGGTTCTCAGCAAAGCTGATAGCCTTCATGCGGAGATCGTTGTACAGATCGATCTCGTCTGGATCATTCGTGTGAGCCGCCCTCATGGCATAGTCACGACTGGCTGACATCAACTGGGCTGGATTTCCGGCCTGCCAAGCCGTAATCATACGGTCAGTTTCAGTCGCCCTGATAGCAGACACCTTGCTAAGCACAAGTTTCCGCTGCTCCGATTCCTGTCGATCTGCTTCAGCCGTCATCTGACGGGCTTCGGACTCTGCGCTCTCGATTCCAACGGCTCGAGCAGACTGCATTTCAACAGTCTCATCACCCTTAGCCCCTGAAATCAGCTCCTGCTCAATAGCCTTAGCTTCTTCCGGAGTCTTTGCCTTGGCCAAGCGGATCTTCTGCTCCGCTGAGAACTTAGCCGCAGCCCGCGCATTCTCTCGGTCGGTATCGGCCTCAGCACGGCGCTTGAGGACATCCTCGCGCTCCTGCTTGGCTTCAATGGCCTTCTGATACGTGATCTTACCCTCGATCTCCGAGGTCTGGTATCGCATCAGCTGTCCACCCACCTCGGTAGCCATCCCGAGAATCTTCTGCAGGGCTGCAAACTGATTCTCAGGGACGGCTACGTTGGTCTGGGCGACGAAGCGGGGAGTCTGAAGGTTGAGGTCAGCAGAACCGAATCCAGTCGGACTCGGGGATGCCGGTCCTCCGGTGGATCTATACTCACGTGGCATGCTGATTCCTTACTTAATGCCGTTCAATGCGGCCTGTTGGTTGGCAAGATCAAGGGACTGCTGGCCCTGCATCAGGCCTACGCCCATGCTGAGACCCTGAAGTCCACCTTGGATTCCGGCGAGGAACGGAGAGGACGACTGAGCAACCTGCCACTGAGGCATGCTGCTGATGGCCAGCGACTGCTGGTTGAGATTGTTCTCCATGCTGATCTTGGCCGACTCACGCGCTGCTTGGATGCCAAGCGAGGACGAGAGAGCGGCCGTGGACCGGCTGGTACCGACACCACGCTCCGCTGCGGTGGCCGCGAGGGCACCACGGTAGGCGTCGTACCGGTTCTGGTTCTGACGGCGCTTCTCGGTTGCCGTCATTTCACCCTGTGCCTTCGAGACAGCTAGGGTCTTTTCGTAGGCAAGCTTCTGCTGTGCGTTCTGGTAGTCAGCCGCACGCTTCTGCTGCTTGTTCTGCTGTGCCGACGCAGCGACTGATGCCGCTGCGCTTACGGCACTGATGGCTACTGCCACCGCTGGTGTAATTGCCATTAGGTACTCGCTGCGCTTCTCCTGCCTACGACGAAGTCAGCCACGAACTCAACACCTGAGATGTTGACTGGAGCAGGGCTGTCGGAGTTGATGTAGAGGTCTACATTCGAACTGCTGCCCATGATCTTGAAGTTCTGGCTTTCCTTGCCTGACAAGGTGTTTTGATTGGTGATGAATCCGATGGCTCCAAGGCTCTTACCGGTGTACTTGTACACGCGGGTGTTGGCTGGATCCGTACGCGGATCGACCTCGAATGTGAAGAAACCCGTGTCCCTGTGGTGCACGGTGGCCTGCTTGAGCTGCAGGGCTCCCACGGCCTGAACACCGTTCTGATCCCTGACGTACTGCTTGGACAGCTTCGTCGACATGTCGAACGAGGTGCCGAAGATGACGTCATGGGCGCTCAGGTTACCGCTGACCTCCACCGTGGTGGTGGTAGCCGCAGGGGTAACGGTGTGCAGATTGTACCGTACGCCTTCTTGGTTCGTCCATGGAGTTCCGAGGAATGCCTGATCGACATTGGGAAGGAAGAACGGAAGCACGAAGGTCGTGCGCTTGGTCGTGGAACTGAAGGTACCTCCGGTACCGGTCACACGCTCATCGAGACGCGGCGTGTAGGACGGAACTGCATCGGAGTTACGGAGAGGGGTCTTGTCGGTGTGCAGACGGGTGATGGAGCCATCGGTGACACGCGAGAACGTGTACAGGTGGTCATCGAACACGTGCATGCCGAGGATGCTGTGCGACTCAGGGAACGTCCACTTGCACCAAGCCGACTGGATCTTCCTGTCACCCTGCCAGAACATGTAGTTGACGTACATGTCATGGGCACCGGTGCGGAGGAAGAGGATGTCGTTTGACGGAGAGGCCTTGAGCTCCGCAATGCCAGCTGGGATGTATCCGTCGACATGGGCGGAGGCATCGGTGGCCACGGACTGAGCCGAAGCCTCGTCCGTCAGGTACTCGTACACCTGCGACCACGGACCCTTGTCGGTGACCCAGTAGAGCTGGGATCCGATGATGGTCGGACGGACGTCGGGAGACGAGTAGGACGTAGACGGAATGACCGAGACAGTGGTGGGGCTCATGGCTTCCTGCGCCCTGATCTCGTACTGCTGTCCACTCTCGGTGAACACGACGATGGAGCGTTGGAACGGAGCCATCCACAGGACCTTCGTAACCTGGGTGGAACTGAGCTTGACGTCGATGGGATCTGAGTCGATCACCGAGGCATACGAGTCAAGCCAGAAGTTGTAGAAGTCACCGGAGACGGAGCTGACGATGTTCTCTCCTGCGGAGAACCACAGGCGGTTGCGGTGGACACAGACATCGGTCAGGGCCTTGCCTACAAAGGAAGGACCCGGATTAGTCTGGCTGTCACCGCTCTTGCGGCCTACCCACGGGCACTGAAGGACATCGAAGGTCGTGGCTCCGGTCTGCACGATGCGGATAGGCATCGTGGCAAGATCGAAGGACGAACTGGCCATTGGGGTCACCTTGCGCTCGTACCACGGCTGGGTGGACGTGCTGATGGATTGGTACCATCCAGCGGGGTGACCCAGCGCGTCATCCTTGGCATACCAATACTCAGTAGCAACGGAAGGAGGAAGATCAAACTCCTCCCACGATGCCTTGTTGTGAGCGTTGGCCGAGTTGTCTACAGCGGTACCACCAAACGTATACGATGAAGTGGAGGCACTAAGAGCGGTGGTTGTCGACGTATTGACCACAATGGTGGTGTCGTCAACAGTAATGGCACGAAGGTTGGATGGAGCGGTGGTAAGATACGCCTTGATGGCGGTCTCAGTAGCTCCACCTGGATAGGTCAGGGTGCAGGACGTTCCGTCGATGGTGCGGATATGGATCGGCGTCGTGGCGTTGTTGTGGAAGACAACGCAGTACTTCTGCGAGGCAGAGCGATCGATCCAATGCACCATGAGGTCGCCGGTAAGATCGGTCAGTGACGACACGACCTCGGATCCAGCGCGCTTCTCGATGCCACGGGACAGATGAAGCGACACATTGTCGGCTTCCTCAACCTGGTTCGGGAAGCGCTGACCATCGGGTTGACGGGAGACTCCGCCGTTGAGATCGGGAATGACAATGCGCTGAAGCATCAGATTGGTCCAATGTTCCTACGAGCTCCGATGGTTGGCCATGAGCTCTTGGTGTTGCTGGTGAATGCCGAGATGTCACGCGAACGCATGTCGGCGGCACGGCTCTTGGCACGCGACATGAAGGCGATCTCCTGCAGGAGCTTGTCCTGAGCCATCTCGCCAACGGTGGCCATCTGGTACATGCGAGCGGCCTGATCGGTGATCTCGAACTGCTCGGCAGTAGGGAGATCCTCGAAGTCAAGAGCGATCGTGATCTTGATCTGAATGGGAGTGCCGACCGTGAAGACGTCGGTGTTGTCATCGACGTCGAACAGGTAGGTGGGAGTACGACCGCGCTGGACGAGATTGCGTCCATAGTCGGTGCCGACCGTGTCGACGGAGAGGGTATTGTCCGGAATCCAGACCTTACCATCCACATCGGGATACACGGCCTTCTCGACGGTGTTGCAGTTAAGACCAGTCAGCTGGCACTGGAGTGCGACCTCGTCAAGGGTCTGGACAGCCAAGGTGACGTCATTGGACCCGGTCACCGCAAGGGTGGAGACGGGGTATTCACCGGCTGCACGGAGAATGCGGTTGACTGCATCGAGCTTACTGAGTGCGCCCATGGTTGTTCCTTATGTAAAAGCCCCGCACACCTTTCGATGTGCGGGGCCGGGAGCGAAATCCCCGGGAGGGGTCAGGCAAGACGGACGACGCGAACGGTCGACGGATTGGTGATCGTGGAACCAGCGGTGAACGTGATCGTTCCCGAGCTGATTGCGACACCGATGTCGGTGGTAGCGCTCGGGGAGCCATCATCAAGACCAGCGGCACCACCGACAATGTCAATGGTGCTCGAATTGTAGGCGATGATGGTGCCGACGCTGGCGGCGGCCGTGTTGTTGGCGCAGACGAAGAACGCGCACGGATAGGCATCCGTGTCGATCTTGAACGACTGCGTGCCGGACGCGGCGAGCGAGAACTCGAAGTCGTTCGAGTTGGCGGTGTCGGTGCGGCCAACGGGGTTATTGACGGTGATCGTGGACGTGGGGTTGACGTTGCCAGTGGTGACGGGCATGTGTGATTCTTTCTTTGTGAGGAGGAAGGGGCCCCGAAGGGCCCCGTTCTAGGTTCAGTTGGCGCTGAGGATCTCGTACGCGCAGTACGGACGGAGGGCACCGCCACCCATCAGCATCTTCGAGACCATGAAGTCCGACTGACGACGGACGTCGCGGAACTTCTCGGTCTGGACGCCCATGAGCTGGAGCACGGCGATCGCGCTCTTCTGGAACACGACGCCACCGCTCTTGGTGAACGTACCCTGGTACTTCGACGGACCGGTGCTGATCGCGGTGTTCGGCAGGTGATTGCTGCAGTAGACCGGAACGCCCATGACGTCGATCGGGAGCTGGTAGCCCTGAGTGTCCTGCAGACGCGGACCCGCGGTGCCGCTGTCGGGACGACCCCAGAGCGCGGCAGCGCCGGTGACGTTCGTGGCGGTACCGCTGGCCGAGAACGGAAGACCGATCTTACGGAGAGCGTAGTACAGCGGAACGTTGACAATGGCGCAGCGGTCGTTGACCGGCACGTCGTTCTCGTCCATCTCCTGGCAGATCTTGCCGATCCACTCGACGAGGGCCGCGGCGTTGGCCTCGGTACCCCAGTCAGCGTGGTTGAAATCGGTCGTACCAGTGGTGACGCCACCGTAGAGCAGCGTGTTACCGCCAACGGGGAAGCTGTTGGTGCCGCTGTCGGTGGTGGTGCGGGCAGCGTTGATCAGGAGGGCCGCGATCTTGCGGTCCATCTGGCGAGCGAGCTCGCGACCCGTCTCCGAGGCAAGCTCGTTGCGGATATCGAAGTGCGTCATCGCGGTATCGATGTCATCGACCTCGAAGTGAGCGACCAGCGGACGGTCGTCAAGGCTGATCGAGTATTCCTTGGTCTCGACATCGAGGCCGAGGAGCTCGGTACCGGCCTCATGGTACTCCGAGCCGATCTTCCAAGTCGCGGGGAACTTCATGGTAGTGCCGCTGGTCATCGACTTGTAGTTGACCTTATCCAGGAACTGGTTGTACTCCTGGAAAGCGGTGAGGACTTCGCCGCCGTAGACGGGAAGCCACATGTCGGACGGGGTCGGGGAGGCGTTGGCGAGGTTCTGGCCAAAGCGAATCAGGTTGGTGTTTGCCATTGCTTTCTATCTCTTGCTAGTTCATTGTGACGGTTACCTCTGCTTTGATTGTCGTCACTAGGATTGTCCAGCAACACGCTGGGTCCGGACGGTCTCTGCTTCGGAAAGGCCGAGTGGGGGTGCGATACCCACATACTCGCTGTGCGAGATCTTCGTTAGATCATCGGCCGACGCGACTCATCGCGTCAATTAGTTACAGGGTCCCCACGAACCGAGGATCTCGGCAAGCAGGGTGTTGGACGCAGGGGTCCATTCGGCGAGTGCCATGGTCAGATCAGCGGAGTCGATGAACGAATCCTTGTTCAGATCGCATGAGCACAGGGAGACCGTGGTATTGACCAGATCTCCGGTGACATCGGTTCCACCGACGTTTGAGCCATACACGACGGTCTCACCCGGATAGTCGACCGTGAGGTCGGGAATCAGGACAAGATCGGTGACGGTCGAGTCGTTGATCACCGCGTATCGGAACGTGGTGAGCTTGACGGACTGGGACACGATCATCGGGATACCGAGTTGACCGAGCCACCAGTACATTCCAGTGCCATCGGCAGGAGGAACGGTCTCGTTGATGCCGGTGTATTCTCCCTGAGGACCGGTGGGAACACCAGACCACAGTGCTGGGATAGCTCCGCTATTGTCGACTCCAACGAAGTGGAGAGCGGAGGGATCCCATCCGAACACGACATCTGCAGCGACGATGCGCTGCGACGTGCCCGGTTCGACGGTGGCCATGAGGGCCACATCGACGTACTCGGTGGTGATGGAGGTGGGGATCAGCACAAGGGAGATCAGGGCGTTCAAGCCTTCACCTCGGCCTTGATGCTGGCACCGACCTCGACACCCTTGTTGTAGCTGTCGCGCTTTTCCTTGGCGACACGGGCGTCCTCGCCCGGGCGCTTCAGGAACAGACCGCCGAGAAGCGACAGCCCCGACAGCAGGATGGCACCACCGGGAAGACCGGCAGCCTCCTTGCCAACGGTCTCGAGTCCGATGTCGGTCATCTGCTTGATGACTGCGTAACGCTCGTTGGCGTCGTCGATGGCGGACTCGAACTTGCGGGTGTTGTTGTTGACGTAGGCGATCCAATCCTCCCACACCATGTCGACGGAATCAAGCGAGACCTTCTCGTCCTGCGGGATGTCCACCGCGGTCTTGACCGCAGGAGGGACACTCACGGTGATGAACGACGCAAGGTTGCAACCCTGCAGGGTCATCATGCCGAGGAAGGCGACGATGAGGAGAAGGACGACGAACAGAACGTTGGCCGAGTCCTTCAGGTAGTTCTTGATTGCTTCAACCATTCTTGGAGTGTCCCGTGATGCGAACCCGTTCCTGAACGAGGTTCTGGTATTCGGAGTCGAACTTGTACCGAGGGTCGCGCATGGCTGCGACCATCTCCTTGCTCGAGGCAAACGGCTTGATGCCGACCGGAACACCGGACGACCCGACGACGCGGGTCTTGGGTTCGGTGTTGGTGGCATCGCGGCGGGCCTTGATGCCAAGCAGGACATTCTGCCAACCAGGTTGCTTGAGGGCGCTGTTGACGGCCTCACGCTCGGCGTCGGGCAGGTTGTCGGTGGCCCACTGGATGACGCTCTTCAGCTCATCGGGACCACCGACAACACCCGCTGCCTCGGTCGCTAGCTGTCGCTGCTTCGCACGGATGCCGTCGACGTAGGTATCAAGGATCTGGTCGGGGATGCCGAACTTCGACTTGATGGTCGCACGGGTCTCCTGCGAGACGTTGCCGGTGTTGCTGATCTCGACTCCCCACTTGTTCCATTCATCCTCGCTGGGCTGAACGGGCTTGTCGGGAATCTTCAGGTCCGGCACAGAAACGTCCGCATCGGGACGTCGGTCCTGAGTTACTGGCTCAGGAGGGGTAGTCTGCTTGCCTGCCTGCTGAAGACGGGTGATCTCCGCACGCATGTCCTTCCACGACTTGATGAACTTCTCGGGATCACCGTTGTACTGCGGAGGGAGGTTGCTGGGATTGCTGCGTGCGAACGTCTCGACGTTCTTCAGCTCATTGTCCACTTCGGGGGTTTCGTTTTCGCTCATTGTGCATTACCTTGGATTGCAGCCTCGGCTCCCATCTCTGCCATGGAGCCCATGCTGCTGATCATCTGCTCGGAAGCCATTGCCTGAATGGACTGCTGAGCCTGCTGCTGCTGCTCCTGCTGGAGCTGCTGCGGAGTCTTGACGAGGCCGACCGGCTCGAGGCCGAACGACGACGTCCACTTGATTGCCCATCCATACCAGTCGATGAACGGCTGGACGGCTTGGGTCTGACCAACGACAGCCGCCCACTGGGACAGCTGGCTGTTGGTGACTTCACGGTTGAGTGCCTCGAGACCCGTGCGGACCTTGAGGTTAAGGGGACCAGAGCCCTCGATGAGCTTGATGATCTCCTTGGGGACCAGCTTGTCGCGTCCCATCAGGACAAGGACACGCTTGACGATCGGGATCTGGATGTCGCGGGCGAGGCCGCTGAAGATACCGCCGAGGGTCTGGTCGAGTTCCTGAGCGACTTCCCGGATCTCGGTAGCCGTGACGCGGTCGCCAGTGCGCTGGACCGAGGACTGCAGCAGGAACGTGCGTCCCAGTTGCTGGGTCAGGTCGGCCCTGAGCGAAGCCATGGGACCGAGATCGATCTGCTTGAGCAGCTGGATCGGGAAGACGTCGACCTGACGGGCGGGAACGAAGTCACCGTTCTCGGTGTCCTGCAGGTCAGCCGCCTCGGTGATGCCGGTCGGATCGACTCCGATTCGGAACTCCGAGTTGGCGACAGCCGCCTCGACAAGGGCCTTGGTGATCGTCTCGAGGGTGCGGATGTCTCCGATGTGCTCCTCGACCAGCGAGCGACCGTAGTCCTCACCGGCAACACGGGACCACACCTGGGGGACGTAGGGACAGACCTCGTAGGAACCGCTGTCAACCATTACGCCGCAGTATTCCTTCTCGACTTCCCACTTCTTGGTGTCCTCATCCCACTCGATCTCGGTGTAGAAGGGCTTGTGGTCCGCGGTGGGACCGGTGCCTTCGTACTCCTCCTCGAGGTCGACTTCCTTCGGCCAATCCTCGGGGACGGCATCGGGATCGACCCACTCGCGCAGGATGATGCGCTTGACGCGACCATCGGGGTAGCGCTGGACGACATACTGGTCGATGCGGTGGACTCGGAACGAGTACTCATCGACGATCTCGAACAGGGCGTCGCCACAGACGATCAGGTGCTGGAACAGGACGAACAGCTCCTGACGGAGGTTCGTCGAGCTCAGCTTGTCCATGATCTTGCGGTCAAGGCGGCTGAGCTGTGCCATCGTCTCGGTAGGATCGACGCCCTGAGGGACGAAGGCCTGATCGAGTTCGAAGTTGAAGAACGGAGCTTGGTTGAGCGGATAGATGGCGGAGACCATCCGCGATGCCAGAGCCATCACGCCACGGGCGGGAAGACTGCTGAAGACATCGGGAAGCTCCATCGTCTCGGTGAAGCCGTCCTCGGGATAGAGGCCGGGCACGGTGAGACGGGCACAGTCCTGCGCCCTAGACAGCTTGTTGCTGCGGCGGCTGTCGAGCCGCTCGAATTCAGTCTGGATCTCACCCTTCATGCGATACCTCGGAATCGACGCCTCAGATCACGGTTGGGATCTGATCGCTGGGTTGGGGCTGGAATGTAAGGCACCTTGGTGGATGCCAGAGGATCGGCCAGCTGCTGCTGGGCGTTGAGACCGATGCCAAGATTGGGTGCCGAGAACCAGCTTAGGTCCTGACCGACATACTTCATCTGGTTGGGATTGAACGACGGATCGAACTTCTGCGGGATGTACAGACCGGTGGAGTTCATCGGAGTCCAATCGGCCGTGTCGAACGATCCACGCTCACCGCTCAGGTTGTTCCGTGCGATGGTTTCGTATGCGCCGACACGCTCGATGAACTGACGACGCTCGCCTTCGAAGCGAACGCGTTCGGCCTCGAGCTCCGACTCGGTCTTGATCTGGGCCTCACTTGGGCCCCGGGGTACGCTCGGACCCATGCTTGGTCTGCCTTTCTAGAAGTGACTTGATAGTCGTCACGACGCTGTACTGACCTGACCGGAAGTCAATCTCCCGGAGTTCAATGCCGCGTGTGTCGAGTACCGGAGGAAAGCTGGACTCCAGCCATTCAACCAGTTCGGGTGTGATGTTTGGTTTGTTCATTTGGATTGCCTGCAGTGCTCGCATGAGCGCAGGAGACGGTGCAGTTCGACTGGATTGCTGGTACGCACGGGAAGACCCATTGCGCACAGCAAGGTCGACACAACACCGACACAGGTGGTTCTTTTTGGGGTGACAGGCAACAGCATCATGAACTCGGTCGCCACCATCCATGGGGTCGAACTGACCCTATGGCCCTCACCCAACAACGACACCAGCTTTGGGTCGTGGTCGGGAGGGTCGATGATGAAGGACGAGCGGATGTGTTTTGAAACGACACGTTCGGCAATATCGGCCGATCGCCATGACGACGTCTCACCGCGAGGTACGGTCAGGTAGTAGTCGCCGTAGCGAAGACCAACATGAACGGCGGGAAAACACCTTATGGCTCCCGATAGTACACTAAGGGTATCCCTTAGGTCCATGAAGTCTACCCTTACTAGCATACTTATACTCTCCTTTACTCTATCCTCTATGTAGTAGAGAATAAGTAAGAGTATAAGGGCGTATAGGGGATACCTATACGCCCTTAAGTACGTTCTATAGGCTCCACCATAAAGGAGGGGGTAATTATCGCGTCACTATCGACTTGTATCCGATGTAGTCGATATCCAGGTTTCGGGCAGTCGTTCCAGCGGTCTTTCGGATCTGGGAATAAAACCCCATGGCTCGAGCCGTCCCATTGGGGGTCGTTCCAGTGTGGGTGTACTTGGTAACCCCGTCGATCTTGAACAGGGTCTGGCTGGCAGCGGCGTTGACCACCACCTCCAGCTTGTACCAAGTACCAGCCGCCACGGTGATGGCGGTGTCGTTACTGCCGATGCTACCACCGTTGTTGTAGATGTTGGCCTGCCAGTTACCACCAAAGACCGAGTGGGTGTACTCGAAGTACAGTCCATCGGTTGGGGTACCCGAGGTGCTGTCGAACAGACCGCACTGAACAAGGAAGGTCTCACCTACCGTAGACAGCGTCAGAATGTTGACAATTGTCGTGAAAACAACCGGATTTGAGCCCAAAACGACTGTATCGGCAGTTGCGGATCCGAGACCATAGCGACCTACGTTGGTGCTTCCGGTACTGCATCGACCTACCCCAATGCGGTTACCTGAACTAAGTCCCGAGGTAGTGTAGTTGATGGCTGCGCTGGTTCCGGAGCCCTGAGCCAGCAGAGCACCAGTAGCAACACAATCAGTCTCAATGACTACAATCTTCCCGGGGTTGGGGTCCCAGTCGAACGTCAGGGCGCCTCCAGCACCGGCGTCAGTCAGGGTGACGTGGCTGCCTGCGGTCGCCACCCGTTCATTGGTAAGGGTGGCGTCGGTGGCCAACGTCACGTACTGGGAGCCAACAGGGGCCTTGGCGGCAAGGTCGGTCACCAGATTGGTGACATCAGCCTGTGCGTGAGTATGACTCAAAGCCGCCTTGTTAGACAGATCAGTCACCAGATTGGTGATGTCAGACTGGGGGTGGGTATGTGCCGTAGGGGTACGGGAGTCTGACAGACGGGCGTCGTTACCGACACAGGCGGTGGTTCCCGAGGTACCGAAGGAGACGCTAAGGGTACCGGTTGTGGTGATCGGTCCACCCGTAAGTCCTGTTCCGGAATTGACTTGCGTCACGGTACCGGAGCCACCGCCTCCACCGGAAGCGGCGACTACCTTCTTTGCGATCTTCTCGATCTGACTCTGTTCGATGCGGTCAAACTGACTCATGACATGATCTCCATATCCAGCCATGCCGGAGCCAGATGCTCCACCAGCTTTTCAAGGGTTTCTTCGTCGTAGTTGTTGTTCACGTAGTAGTCGAAGATGTCAGGCAAACGGCCGTACGAGTACATCATCGCCATGCTTTCCGACTCATGCTTGCGCCAGTCGGCATCCATGTCCTTGATTCGGGCCATTCCGTCGATGAACACAGTCGTACCACCCATTTCTGTGATCATTTCGAGTTCGTTCATGTATCGAACGTCGTCAAAGATAGCCACGGTTTCTTTCCAGCAGGAAGTGAACTCGTACTTGTCCTTGTGCTTGTAGTCCTCCTGTTCGGCATTAGCCATACGCAGTAGGTTCATGATAGCGCGTTCGACCCAGTAGTTCTCACCGGTGATTCCTGGCTTGTAGTTTGGGTCACGTCGACTCTCTCCCCAACGCTGAAGGACTGCTCGGTATTTCTTTGGATCCTTGTCCTTGGTGAGTCCGATGCGAGCCGCTGCGTCCTTCATGGGTTTGGCAAACGACATGCGGATGGGGTTGAGGCCGTGCTCAAGGCACCAGTCATACAGGTAGTTGGCAGCGGTTGTCTTACCACCACGGGCAAGACCAGCAAATGCAACGATGATCAAACCAGATCTCCTGTGAGGGCATTCCAAGACAAGGGGAACTTCTTGGCACAGATTGCGCTTACCTTGTAAGCGTACTCCTGAACCTCGGCCTGAGCGTGGGTGTCGATCCGAAGGCGATACATGCGGGACCAAGCGTACAGACTACCAGTCCAGATCCACTCCGTCATCATCGACTGAGGAAGGATCATGCGGGCCTGCTCAGGGCAGACGCCGGAGTCGATCATGTCCTTGTACAGCAGGAAGGTCGCCTCATGGACGTCGTTAAGACTCTCCATGAACTCCTTGTTCCTGACGTTCTCGGTGACAGCGGATCCCTGCTTGACGTTATCAGCCTTGTCGCGGAAGCACCGGGGTACGAAGAACTCTGGATCGGAGTTGACGTAGCGTCGAGACACTTCGTTCCACGCAAAGCCAATCTGATGCTTGGCCAACTGTCGGGCAATGAAGATCGGAGCGGTGAACCGCATCTGGATCGACACATGCGAGAATGGCGACCAGTGATTGTGACGGGCCAAGTAGTTGATCAACCGCTCGTTCTGAGACGGGGTGAACATGTCTGCCGTCTTGTCCATCGACACACGCGCTGCATCGCAGACGGTGTCGTCCGAACCCATGTGAGTGATGTACTCTACCATCAGTGAGTCTCCGCCCAGTTGTTACCGATCTTGTATTCGCCCTTGAGCGGGCACTTGAGGTTGAGGAACTTGCCAGCCTCCGTGATGGACTGCACGGCCATCTTGCCGACGTCGTCGGCAATGGAGGGGTCGCACTCGATCTGCCATTCGTCATGGACGTTGGCCATGAAGGCGAACTGACCGGGATACTTGTCCCGAAGTTGACCGTACAGGATGGCCAACGATGCCTTCATGACCACCGCACCAGCGGACTGGAGCAGGAGGTTGAGGGCACTGTGAGCCGACCGCACGGGCAGGGGTCGCTTGTCGAGACCCTTGAGGTAGCCGCGCTGGGCGACGATGAACTCGAGCTGGGCCAGTAGCTTAGCGTATGCTGGGACCTGCTTCTTGAACTGAGTCTTCAGTCGGTTGCCGTCCTGCACGGTACCTCCGACGATCTTGCCGACCTTGGCATCGCCAGCGCCGTACAGGAGACCGTAGATGAACGTCTTGGCCTGATCGCGGGTCGTCAAGCCAGCCATCTTCTGGTTGTGAGTGTGGACGTCGCCGTCACACACGACCTTGGCATAGTCGCCGTTGTCGTAGTCGGCAAGGTAATGGGCAAACATTCGGAGCTCGAGGCCGCTGGCGTCGGCACCGACCTGAACCCAGCCGGGACGGGTGGGCTTGAACAGACCGCGGCACTGGGTGCCGTACGGGGAGCCGCAGCGCGGCACCTGAGCCATGTTGGGCTCGCTGTGGGTCATGCGACCTGAGACAGCACCATTGGTGTTGACGGAGCCGTGCACCCTGCCGTTGCGTGCCTTCTCGACCCAGCTGGCAAGCTGACTCATGCGCTTGTCGACCATCAGGTACTCGTTGAGGAGCTTGGCCTCGGGGTACGACATCTCCTCGAGAATGGACTCGTCGATCTGCGGCTTGCCAGTCTCGGTGAACTGCTTGGGCTTCCAGCCGTACTTCTTGATCAGGGCAGCGGCGATCATGTCACGGGAACCCGGGTTGAACGGGACTTCCTTGACCTTGGTCTTGAGCTGGATCTGCTTGGGTGGGAACGCCTGCTGCAGTTCCTCGGTGACCTGCATGCGACGGGTGCTGAGGTCGGTCATCAGCAGTTGGGCGGACATGTCGTCAAAACCAAAGCCGTTGAGGTACTGCTTGGCGATGATCTCGGCGGTGTTGTGCTCGAGCTGGACGGCGAGCGGACAGGCGTCGGCAAGCGGTCGCAGCTTATCGTAGATCATCTTGGTGATGGCGACGTCCTGAATGCAGTAGGCGATCATCTCGGCGCTGAGCTGAGACCAGTCGCTGTGATCACCCTTGGCGGCACCGAGGTATTTGCCCCACGCCTCGAGGGACGAGCCACCGGCAGGGTGCTGAGAGCGGTCAGGCCACAGGAGACGGGAC